TTTTTAGCTAAATAGCCACTTGTTTCAACGGGGAGATGTTTTTTCCATTCTGCGCCATGTTCTTGAATATCTTGATTAAGGTAGCCTTCGCCCCAGTTATACGCCGCCAAAGCCTTTTCAGGGTCATTGTTGTAATAGCGCAGTAATCCTTTGATTTTTCGCGCCGCCGCGTCTGCGGATTGATTAAAATCTTGAATATCAGTAATACCAAATTCTTTGGCAGTTTTTGGTATAAATTGAAAATCGCCTTCAGCGCCTTTTTCAGATTTTCCTTTATTTTTACCTTTAGAACTTTCAGCGTCCCATACGCTACTTAAAACACCTGTTGGCAAACCATATTTTTCTTCTAAATCTAATAGCTGTAATTCTTTACTAGGGTCGGCAAACCATTTCTTTTGAGTTTCAGACATACTTCCATAGCTTTGCGCCGCAAACCCAAATTGCACTCGTTTATCATGTGCTAAATCGGCGTTTTTATCCCCCGGTAGTGCGCCTACTTTTCTTAATACATAAATCATTCCTTCTGCTAATTGACCTAAAGCATTAAAAAATTTAGCTACTTTTTCTTGAAATTCTCCTGAAGAAATACTATCTGCAAAATCTTTAACCGCGCGTTGAAAATCTTTACTGGCTAATAGATTAGATATGGTAGTCGTAATAGTGTCAGATAATTTTACTAACTGTGGCACTACATCTTTAAGATTTTTAATAAAAGCTAATTCAATTGTGTTACCTGCTTTTTTAAGTTCATACCAAAAATCTTGCCAAGCTTTACTGACGTTATCGTCTAGCTTAAATAACTCTTGATCTTTTTTAAATTGCGCGGCTAAATCATCTAATTCTTTAGCCGTCATGTTTGCGCCGCGTCTTAAATCTTCTAGACTAAATATCTTAGTAAGCCCTAAAGCTTCAGCAAATTGAGGGTTTTGACCAAATTGCTTAAATTGCTGAACTGCGTTTTTATATACTGTACTTAATTGATCCGCAGGATTTTGACCTGTTTGACCTCCAAGACGCGCTAATATTTGTTTATTTGCTGGATCATTTTGAATATTGGCAATATTAGCCAATACAGATTCAGGATTAAAAGCCCTACCATAAGCTACATTTGCGCCTCTCAATTGCCCTGTAGATATGCCTAGCCCTAATGCTTGTCGGCGATAATCGGAAGCTGAAGAAGCTAATCCGCCAAGTCCAAACCCGCCACCAATAGCTCCAAAAGTTAGCCATTTAGCCGCAGATAACGCGGCAGAAGCCATATTGCGAGCGATATTAGCGGTGGTGTACGCGGCGTCTTTTAAATGTTTATTATTGTCACTTAAACTTTTGTTAACTTCTTTAGTTTTTTTATTTATCTTGTCAAAAGTTTTACTGACTTCTTCCCATTTCTTAGCTTGTTGATCTAATACTTTTTGATAGCGATCAAACGCCGCTTGAAACGCTTTAAATTTATCGTCATTTACGTCAATTTCTATTACTGACTTAACGCTCATGGAATATCCTTAAAACAGCGATTTGTTGTTAATTGCCCGAATTAAATGCCTTTGCCTATATTCGTCAGCATCAGACCATTTTACTCCGTATTCTTTCACAAAATCGCCAAAGTCGCTAGTACTAAGTTTGTCTAAGATACTATGGACGATTCCTTCGCCTTCTTGCCAGTAGTTACGGCTTTTACTGGTATCGTCAAGCCATTCAGATATTCCGTAGAGTCCAAGGATGTAAGTTCCCAACTCCTTAGTGAGCCAGCCATCTCCAAGAAGGACATTCTTAGATCCTTTGGTGCGACTCGACAAATTGCAGTAAAAAAAGTTAGGGCGGATAGCACCTCACTTTCCTCATCTTCATCCAAGATTTCGCGTTTAATAGCTAAATCAAGAGGTATAGATTCCCATCCTTTTTCGCCTATTACCAATACATTAGTTAATCGAACAATCTCGTTGATTAAGCCTTTTTTAACTTCTTCCCAATTGCCAGCTTTAATAGTCATTGTTTTTAATGCTGGATAAGCTAACTGGGGGGCTGTAAGGGCTAAATGCGCTTGATTAATAGAATCAAAGCATTGGCTAAATACTTTACCTAACTCAAGATAAAATTGCTCAAAAACATCCCTAGAAATAGGGGTGGAATGAACGTAAATTAAACCTTTAGATTCAGTTTCTACGGGTATAACGATATTAAGTTTTCGATCAATTTTCATACTGTCCTCGCATCATAGAGAATTTATATGATAGCAAAAAAAAGCCCCCGAAGGAGCTTTCTTTAACTTGATGCAAATAACGCGCTATTGATACTGTAAACACCTCTTAACCTTACAATTAAAGCGGCTTGTGAACCATCAAACGGCACTTCTTGGATGCTTGATAGAACGCAATTGTTTAATTGAAAAGGAGATAAAGTTTGCGTATCAGGGTAAATTGTTACCGAACCTAAAGTGGTGTTGGTTTCAATTTGAGTCTTATACGCATTACCTAGTGCTTGAGTACGCAAAAGGTGAATTGTTACAGTCCCAAAAATATATGGCTCTGGGCTGGTTACTGCTCCAGTTAAAGTGCCAATAAGTTGAGAAGTATCGCCTTCAAAGCCTAAACTAATTGCTTCTTTAGCCAGATAGCCTGATGTGACATTCAGTTGAGTGAAGTCAGCATAAACTACGCTGGCTAATAGCCGATTTAATGTACCTTGTTGGATTTGTGGATTTGCCATTTATTTTTCCCCTTAAACTGGAATGTTGCTTGCAGTTAAGTAGATCGTAATGGAACTGAATCCACGCAATGGAACAAATGTCAGGCTCAAGCCGTTATAAGTACCTGTTGCATAATCACCGGGATGCTGTGCTACATAAGTAGTAAACGGAGTTGCCACTACATTAGCAGGTGAAAGAATCAATCCAAACGAAATACCATTATTTACAGTCGCTTGTGCTACTTTTTGCAAGGTATTAATACCAGCTTGGTTGTAATACAAAGGATTTGTTGGCAAATTAGAACCATTAATAATTGCCGCAGATAATGACTGAGCAACATTAATAGAAAGCCAATCCACACAATACCAGTAATTAAATGGGTTTAAATCCATGTAAGTACCGCCTTCAATCAGCGTATTTGAAATGCCGCCTTGTGCGCCTGTACCTACCCAGTTCACACCATTAGCCAACAAAGTTACTTGTTGAGTATTGCTTAGAACATAAGGAGTTACTGAATAAATGTAAGTATATTCAAGAGGTGAAGCTAAATTAACTGAGCTTGGGTTATAGCCCAAAATTACATAAAAAATAGCCGCAGTACTAAATTCAATTGCTGGTGCGCTTGGACTTTGTAATGTAACAAAAGCTGATTTAATCCCATCCCATCCAGCATAAGTAGCTAAAGTAGAGGTTACATAAAAGTATACTTGTGCAGTAGTACCTTCATATTGTGCCGCCATTACTTGTGCATCGCTTACATCCCATGTTGTAGGAAGTAAATAGCTATAAAACTGTGGAGTTGGAGAAGTCGGAAGATGATTAACATTTTCTTCAATATAAGTATTTAATGCAGTAACGCCGTCAGCAACAGTAGTTGTTCCTAACTCTAATACATACACGCCTTGCGGTGTTTTAATTGTTGTACCTGCTTGAGCAAAGAAAGTATTGCCCATTGCTGTTAACTCTAAAGTAGAATTAAGTTGCAAAGTTCCCGCAATTGTTTCAGAACCCGGATTTGTCAATAATGGATAAGTAACTGTATTTGTGCCAGTAGAAGTACCAGCAAAAGTGCCGTTATATCCTGTTGGAACGCTTCCAGCAATAACAATTTGAACTGTATCACCGCTTGGAATACCATGAGCAGTAGTGGTTGTAACAGTTACCACATTGGTTGCCCAAGTAAGAGAAGTAATTGCAGTTGCAGGTCTAAGGATGCTGGTTAAATCACTTAACTGAGTTAACAGTTGAGTAGTTCCAGCGGCTAAAGTTGTACCACCTTGTGATACAAACGCCCCTGTCTGCTGTAGCTGATTAGGTGCGCTTGCCACTTGTTGAGTGACAACGACATTTACAATATTTGGCATAATTGCCCCCTAATTAGTTAAAGCTAACAGAAACAGTACCAGTTGGTGGCGGTGTAATAACAATACCTACAGAGCATGGGAAATTAATTACATAAGTTCCAACAGCTTCAGGAATTACTGCTACTAAATTTGCAGTAACAAGACCTGATGTTGCCGCATGGTCAAAAACAGTACCAACAGATGATCCAGCAATAAGTACATTAACTGTACAGATGCGACCCGGAACAGTTTTAATTACTGTTGTAGTAGTAATGTTTAAAAATGAATGAATACCTAGACCAGTAGAAACTGCGCCATTCTGGATTGCTGGGTTTGAAGTAATTGCCATTTTGTAACTCCTTTTATACACTTAGGTTGATTTAACACATCTTACTACTTAATTTTACAACTGAAAACTATTCCGCAGGGGTAACTTCCATGAAAGCGTGTTCAATTAATTGCCTTGCAATATCGTTTACTGTACTTTGGTAATAACTTACTTCAAAAGTAATGGTTTTCTTTTGAGCCATGATGCCAAGTTCCGATTGGGTCATTTTTTCATCCTGCATTACTGGCATATTCATTAAGCATTAAGCCAATATTGTCGGTATTTCGGCTGTAATCAAGTATATATTGCACAAAATTAAGGGCTTCATGGTTACGGATGCCATACATAGTGATTTTTACAGTATCTTTGACCAATTGAAAAGGATTGGAATTGGGGTCTAATAGTGGAAAATCTTGCAATGCAGTAGTTAGGCTTGGATTAATATCGACAGCCGCATAAGCTGGGACAATGTTTTGGTCTACCAAATAAGACGGGTACATAGGGAAAAATTGGTTCAAACTAAGCCAAATAGGTAAGCTATTGGACACAATTACGCTTTGAGTATCAAATCCTGTCATTGTGTCAATGATTTGGGTATTCATTACTGAATACAGCGCATCGCCACGATAATGGTATAAATCGGCTTGTTTGTAGAAGTTTGCCCTAGTATTAAAGGCAAATCGCATCCCTTGATAAGTTGCTATATATTGAAACTGAGGGTTAATTAAGTTGAAATCGGCTATTTCTACCAAAGAAGTAAAAGTAGTGTGGTTAAACACAGTTTGACGATCTTCCAACATTTGAACATCACTACTAAAATGGAATGAGCCACTAGCTACTAATTGTCTTGCAGGTACGCCTTCAGGGTAATTGTTATAAAGTAATTTGTTATATTGCGATGCGTTAAAAAGGGCAGAATCAGTCAAAAGACTAGCATTTACCCAAAAAACATACCCATCTAAAGGCAATACAAGCTTCACATAAAGGGTAAAAGTGACTTGTTCATTATTTGATAAGGTTTCTACGCCTTGAGCTAATCCAGAAGCTAATTGAGGTTTTGCTGTTGCGGCTTCTACGGCTGATGCCATTATTTAATCTCCGCTTTTAAAGAAGCTTCAAATACGCCAGAATAGATAAAGGATGGGCGTGGGTTGCGTTTTTTAACCGCTTTACCGCCTCCGCGTTTGCCTTTTATCCAGCGTTTAGCTGTTACGCCTTTTTCAAAGCGATAGCTAGTTCCATCTAATGCGGCTTGGGTCGGTATACCTCGTTCACCATACATAGCCGCAACTTTTTCTACTTCTTGATTAGTAATAAAGTTGTGCATTTTGTCGGTAATTTCTTCGGAACTTACGGCAAATACGCTTGCTATATCAACCGATTCACCTTTTAGCATCATTTCTAAGCCAATTGCGGCATCTTTAGCTATTAATTCGGATATTTCTTTTTCGCGGAAATTATAAAACATTGAAAATAAGCCGTAGCGTTTTTCCAAGTCCATGCCTACGGAATAAGTGCTTCCGCCTTCTGGCTCTGGAACATCTATTACGCCTAGACCTAGTTTAATCAAGTTAAACCCCAAAGAGTGCCAAGTTGTTGCATATACGATAGCGCTACACGCCCGTAAGGGTCTTTAATTCGTTGTAGGTCTAAGAGGCTCAAGTCGCGCAATCCGTGTCCTATAGAGAGTGCTTCATGGGTGCTTACATCGCCAGCGGCATTTATGACGCCAGCTACAAAGTTATTAATGCCAAATTGATTGCGTAATGTGGTGAAATAGGTTTGACCGGGATAATCTTGCTGAAACTGCAATAGTTGGCTACCGCCCCAGTTATAGACTGTTAAAGTGTAAATGTCCTTTACTGTATTAGCAAAATCAGTCGGAACAATGTCTTTAGCGATTACATATGCATAGTTCCAGCCCGGATCATCAGGGGACATAGCAGTTGTGGGTATCCCCATAACGGCTTGCGCCCACGCGATAAATCCTGTTAAAGAAGGGGGACTTACGATTGGATCAGCCATAGAACTATCCTAGAAATATTTTTTACATTCTAAATCAAAAACTCCCCGAAGGGAGTTCTTTTATACCGACTTTCTTGGTCTACCACGACCTTTTTGTCCTTCGCCTTCATGTATGACTTCAATTCTTTGGTCAAACTTTACTTCTTGATCCGCGGCGTTCTTTTTATCTTCAGTTACTTCAAACTCAATACCGCCTTTTTGCTTAATACCCATTTCTTGGGCTTTAAGCGAAATGATCTGATCTTGAGCCGCCGCTGTAATGCTTCTAGCTTCTTGGGCGCGATCAATATTTTCTTGATCCGATTGCCCAATACCCGCTTCAATAGCTTCTACGCTAATTGGTTTGCCAAAACGATAGCAAAGCCCACCAAAGCCTTTTTTGACGTGAGTTGCTTCCATTAACCCATAAGGAAGGTGCTGTTTAATAATAACGTCAGCTTCTACTTGGGTTTGAACCAAACGCATTTGCGCTCCAGCCCTGATTTTATGAGAAAAAGGTCTTTGATTCTCTGGCAACATATAAGTAAACAAAAAATCTTGCTTAGAGCAGTTTGCAATAAATAATTCCATGATATTTCCCCTAGATGGGTGGGGGATTGATGATGCGAGGTTTTTTAGACCTCCAACCCCCCATAAAGAAAGTAACCAGCATCACTTGGTTTCTTAAATCTTGCTAAAAAACCGCCCCGAAGGGCGGCTACAACTTCCCGTGAAGGATTTTAATAAGCGGCTGACAAAATTGTCATACCTTCTGGACGGATACCCCAACCTGAAGTGCTACGCATTGTGTAGAGGGTGGTAATACCGCCGTCTGGCAATGGAGTAGGAATTTCAGTTGGTGCGGCTACGTCACAAAGCATCAAAGTAGTTGCAGTTTGATTTGGCGTCAAAGTAGCAAATACGTTGGTGTTGATTTGTGCATTAGCGCGTGGGATTTTCAGTTCTGGAGCAACCAAAATGATTGCATCAGTACCGCCGTAGCCTTGACCAACGAGAGTATCGTCAGCCGCGAAGGAAACATCATCGCCACCAGCCCAAGAAGCTACAGTTTCAACTAATCCAGCGGCGGTTTCTACACCAGCACCAATACGTTGGAATTGTGTCAATGACACGATGCCGCCGTAAGAGATTTGTTGAATGAAGCGTTGTGGAGCTAGGAAAACTAAACGCAATGGTTGACCAATTTGCAGAGTGGTAGTTTTTAGGTTACCAATCATGTTCAACAAGAACTGAGCTAATTGACCTGAATCCCATGTGCTATAGCCAACATTACCATTGCTATCTGCGCCTAAGTTCACGCGTGTAGCGCCAGCAGTATTGAGCAAGCCTTCGCCATTGGCTGGGTTATAGCCATAGAGAAGTGCATTACGCAACTGTTGAGCGATACCTTGACGAGCCGCTAAACGGAGAGCTTCTGGTAGGGCATAACCCCAAGCACCAGTAGCCGCTTCATCGAAGTTGTCATATTGCGCGCGGGTTTGTAGACGATAAGTAGCAGTACTAATCATCGAAGGGATAACAGATGCGCTAGGCAACTGGTTAGCCGTTGATTGATTAGCTGATACTTGAGTTGTCAACTGAACTTTTTTAGCATAAACATAAAGGTCAGCTTCACCGAGGCGAGGCATAGGATTCTCTGTTGCCAGAGTTGTAAACGCACCAGAAGCCAAGCTATATTGCATAATTAGCTCAGGCATCATGTGATGCGGATTTACTGTTACATACGAAGGTGCAAAACCTGACATGATCTAGTTCCTTTCTTAGATTTGAACTACTGCTACAGGAGCAGAAGTAGAACCACCAACAATGGTATTAGACCAGTTAGCGTTACCAGTAACAGAACTATAGCTTACGATCTTGTTACCAGAAGTACTGATACGCAAGATTTTGCAAGGAACAGCAAAGTTGCTTGTAGAGGTTGTTGTTAAACGGAAATTTACTGTATCCCAATAAACAGTTTCAACGATAGAAGAACCTGCCAAAGCTACTACAGAAGCATCACAAGGCAATGGAATACGCGCGCCGCTACCAAAACGATAGAAGTTTACGGACATACCGGGTGAATACAAAGGAGCAGTACTTTGTGGGGTTGTAATACCTTGGAAAGCTTGGTTGAATACAGCGATACCTGTAGGAGCAGTAGCTTCATCTGATTGGATGATTGTTCCGCCTAATGTATCAGTACCGGGCTGATAGTCACCAGAGTAAACGCCTTGTTGAGCAACAGGGATGATCTCTGAAATTGGAACACCGCCCCATAAAGGCAAAGTAGCCAAAGTTGAGAGAACACCACCAGCAAGAGCAAACTTAACTGCTGGATCATCTTGTGCATCGCCTTGGGTAAAACCTGCGCTGTTTACGTTAAATAAGCCAGCGGCATTGGTTGTCACCATTGGTTGGAGAGAAATTTGTGCGGTCATGGCTTATCCTTAGCGCTTAAAGTTTTCAGTATTAAACTTCATAACCCGATATGCTGGGAGTTTGAAATCACCTAACCATGCTTCCATATCACCACGGAACTCTGTGATGGTACGACCAGCGCGGTCTTTTTTGTGCAATTCGATCAATTGACCTTTTGCAATTGCACCTGTGCCACGGGAAGCGGCGATAGCGTCAGCATAAACACGCTTTTCAACGACTGCAAGCATAGCTTCGTCTTTGATAGCATTGATATTTACGTTCTTCATTTCGTCACTATGGGCTTGCAAACCACGAACCATACGCTTGCGATAAGCAGTTAAGCTTTCACCAGACAATGGACGTGAAGCAGATTTACCAAAAGCTGAATAGACAGAATCCGCTTTTGCTTGACAATCAGCCATTACAGCTTCATCTTCATCAGCTTTTTTAGCTTCTTCTTCATCATCATCATCTTTTTTGAACTCCATGTGACCCGGATGTTCAACTTCGCCTTCATCATCAGGCTTAATTTCACCTTCGTCATGCTCTTTAGGATCAGAGTGCTCTGCATCCTTCTTAGCTTTACGCATCATGAATTTCTTAGCCTTGGCTTCAGACATATCGTCATCATCCTTTTTCATGGCTTCTTCTTCATCATCGTCATCACAAGCTTCCATGTCATCGTCTTTTTTGGCTTTCTTTTTGTCAGCCGCTGTGACTAATGGTGGAGCAGGTAAGTTTTTTTCCATTTCATCTTGACGGGTAATTACTTGACCCAATAAAGACATAATGGCATCTAATTTATCGCCTTGGGCATCTGCCTTTGGCTCAATCTTATTTTCAGTCATTTTCAGACACCTCATTGTTAGTTAATAAAACTCCAGTAGCATCGCCACCTTTGTCCCATACTCCTTTTGAACCCCTAGCTTTCGTTACGATTGCTATGTGATCCAGCAGAAATGGCACACCTTCTATCAAGAGTGGCTCGCCATTCTCAGTAGTAAGTGTAATGTTACCAGCCGTTTCGTCAAATACAACGGCTGGGGAAGTCGAAATTTCGCCTTCACAAATTTCAGTTATTGCTTCTTGATTGTAAATCTTGGCAATTCCCCATACTTCATCGCCCTTAATGTAAGGCAACATAACGCTACCTACAGCACGAAGTTTAAATTCTTCGGGGGTTAATACTTGCGTTTCGGGGTGATCCATAATGACCATTAATCCATTGCAACGCTTTAAAAACTCATCATTTAAATAAAGAGAAGGGTCACGCCAAACGTGTTCGCCAATGCTGGATCGGAAAGCTAAACCTGTCCCTGTAATACGAATAGCAAATAAGCCAATATTGGCGTACATTTGCGGACTAGCCAATACGCCTTCGCTAATTAACTGAGCTATATCGGTTTCCGTTTTGGCTTTTGCTACTTTAAACGCTATTTCCATACCGGGGTGTAATGGTGTTGGTGGTGTATTAATATTGCACCAATCATAGCCTGTAGACTCATAGTTCAAAGTCACATTGCCTTTATCTACATCACGCGCGATATAAGTACAAAACTGCCCATCATCAAATAAAACTTCTAATTTGCCTTCATACTCTAAACCTGTTTCTTCCTTGCACTCGCGCCTAGCGGCGCTTTCAAGGTCTGCATCTTTTTCGTTTTGGTGTCCGCCGGGTACTGCCCATGTTTGTGGATAGTCCCCGCCATTACCACGGCGAATTAGCAATATTTCTTCATCTTTAGTGACAAACATAATACCCGCGCAACGCCCACGCGCCCCAGCATCATTGGCTACAGGCTCAACGATAGAAGGTTCTTCAGGTACAGTTTCTACGGAATCTTCTTTACAATCATTTTCAGGAACTTTATCTTCCTCGTTCCCAAGCTTTACAATTATTTCGTCAGATTTTATGCCGTTAATGTGCTGGGCAATTTGGCGAAGTTTATCCCCAATATCTTTAACTTGAAGTTTTTGTAGCTCATGGCTTAAATCAATATGAGCTTCAGGAGTTAATAGCTGTGGGGCTTCATCGCCTTTTAACAGCTTAACTTCCATTTCTTTTAATAGCAGTTCGTCAAGCCATTCAAGATCGTTATCGTCTTTATGTTTGACAAACTTTTCGCCTACTGATTTCGGAATACCAATATTGGAATGACCTGATGCCGCCGCATACATGGCTTTTCGTTGCTGTTCCGACTTGAATGGCATAGGCTAAAACCCTAGTAAATTTTTCTCGATTTTAACGCTTCTTTACCCTTTTGGGTAACCATTTCATCGGGCAATTGACTAACTCGATAAAGGTACTTATAACGACACCGACAATATACCTCCTCGCCGGGCGCGACTACATTGCTAGTATATCCATCTTTTGGCTTTACATAACCATCTTTTTGCGCCCAATTATTTTGAATTAGATAAATATTCTCATCTAATTCTTTATGATCTTCACGATAGTTATATCCCGACTGTTTCCAATTACTGTGCCATTTTGCGGCAATTGCGCCATTATCTAACGCTACGATTTCGTTAATATTAGCAATTAACTTGTGGGTTTGGTCAATAATCACGCGCCGTTCTTTGAACGGAAGCATCCCTAATTCTTTTTTAATCTGCTTTTTTTCTTCTTTTTTATCGACTACTTTGCTTCCGCCAATAGGGATTGAAGTTGCCCATCCAGAGAAGCGGCGCAACATATTACTGATAGATTCTTCGCGGTTAAATTTGATAAGATTGACCGAAGCTAGGATGCGGCGATCCAATTCAGCCCGCATTTTTGGCTTTAATCTGTCTACAGTAAATCTTGTTACATCTTTATTGACCAATCCGCCCTTCGTTACTAAACGATCAAAAGCGCCCTTTAAAGCACGTTCAAGCTCGTTTTGGAGCTTTTCGGGTGTAATTAATGATTTTACAGCCGATTTTTTAAGCTCTTTTACCCAAAAATCGAGTCTATCTTGGCTATCGAAGCCATAAATAATAAATTCATTAATGGCGGCTGTGAGGCACTCATAGAAAGTCATTGCTTTTTCTTTACGCTAATTTAGGTAAATTAGGTTGTTCTTGAATTGGAATTTCATACTCTGCAATATCTTCCATATCCAATTGCATATTAGATTTAAACATTTCCGGCATTTCAGACAAATTGTCTTGCGCCCATTGAACTAAGTTAGCCCTATTTTGCGGGTCAATTACAGGTAAAAGAGTACGAAGTACTTCAGTCATACCTTTAAGTTTAACTTCATCGGTTTTAACCAACTCGCTTGGCGTTTCCTCGATCATAGAATCCCAAGCTGGGGTAAACGCATCTTTCCATTCGTAAAAAGCTTCTTCGTAGGTCTTTCCTGCGTACATTTCAGGGTGTTTAGCTTGAACTATTTCATAAAATTGTTTATTCCATGCGCGATGCATGACAATTTTGTCAAAGAACTCGAACAGCGTTCTCATATCGTTGCGTAAGCCTGTTACATATTGAGCAATTGCAATTGCGTCTTGGCTACCTTCTGCAAAGCTATTAGCTAGGGCTTCATCTTTTAACAAGATGGCGGGTACGTCAGTAGCCGCCGCGATGTTGGCAATAATGTTATTCCTAGCCGTAGTCATGGCGGTATCAGTATTATTCAAGTCGATAGACTCAATATCCTCATCCACATCAATAGACAACACGTTACCTGTAGTACCTTGCTGGAGCATACTGCGCTTAATTCCCGCGCCTACTTGCATTAAGCGGTTTACGATTGAGCCAGATTGCTTTTGCTTAATAACCAGTAATCCAGCCTTAAACGTCACCAAATCGTCCGTCACCATAGACTGAACAAAAGACTTTAGGGGGTATAGGGCGCGTTGAAACACAGAACGACCTGTAAAGCCAAAGCCAGAAGATTGATAAGCTAAATAAATTGGCGTGTTATTAAACACAATACAGCTTCTTGATGGGTGATAAGGCTGACCTGCCGCAGTAATAAACGTCTTAGGCTTTTGAAAGTCGGGCGCGTTAGGGTTCTGATTGGTGACTGTTGAGCCAGCAAGGTTTAACGGATCAAGTTTATTAAAGTAAATATCTAAGTCAGGCAATGTCCAAGGATCAATCGGTTGATCGGTAGGGACGCCTTCAGCGCCATAGATTACGGCGGCTACGCCATAAACACGTTTTAAAAAAGTAACGTCACGGATTACATTGGTTGCATCAAGGCTATTCCATTCTTCATGGAACGCTTTAATCAACATTTCTTTTGGCTGGCAATCCATCGTAATTAAGCGTGGTTTGGATAGGGCTAATACAATCGGTTTTTCAATAATCTTAGCGGCTAAAGGGTGAAACTCAAAGATCGCTTTACAAGTCTGATAGCCTACAGGACTGCCCGGCTCTATTGCTTCCGCCTGAAGAAACTCCATCAGCGGAGAGGGTAAGCCTGTATTGGATATGGTTATTTCAGACATAGATTATTCCCTAGAAATATATTTTGCCCATAATAGCATTAGAACCCATACTTATCCCCTAGCGCAATAGCTAATCCGTAGACGGCGCAATCAAGTAGATCATCGGCACGTTTAAAAGCTTCTTTGTCACCAATCCGAAAGTTTGCCAGTTGGGTTAATAAGTGGTTTCGGGCTGTTCCTTTAAGCGTCATGGTTTTGTTAAACGCATATTCGCTAATTTTCATTTTTTCTTGATGGTAATAGCCAGACACGTTGATTGCACGTTCGTCTTTGCCAGACTGAGTTAACTTGCTATCAATCTCATGGACGTTCCATCCTCTGTTTCTACCTTGTTGGAGCAAAATCGACCCAGCGGCAGTATCTTCGATAAATGTACCTGTCACGCCGTTGCGCGACTTGCATTGTCTTGCCAATTCTTCCAATCGGCTAAACACGCTAGGAATCCAGTTTTCTAGCAAAGCGCCGTCAATATTGACCGCATCCCAATCTAAAATTGTTAAAGGTATACCTAAATGCTCATTGTATGCAAAGTAGATTACCGCAGTTGAATCATGCTCTTTGCCACCTTTTACCGCGCAATCCATTACGGCAAACACAGAATCGCACTTTTCGGGGTACTGAATTGGCTCATGGTTGACCAGCAGTTTGTCTACGGAGAAGAACGCAATTCCTGACCAATCAATGAACTCAGCCAAATACTCTTGTCTGAACACCATCGGGTGGTTGCGGACTCGCTCACGTTCTAGCTCATCTAAAGGTACGTAAGGGTTTGTACTGGTTGGCGCATGGAAAGTTGCAAATCCCAAACTGTCGTCATTACACGCCGCATAGAAAAAGTTGTCTGGATCAACGCCGTTTGGCGTACTGAACACCCACGCTATTCCGCGAGTTGTCAGCATGGTCGGCTTGATTCCTTTGAACCATACATCATCTTTCATTTGCGGGGACTTAGTAAATCCAGCCTCATCAATTAGCACTAAGTCATATTCGCGTCCGCGCCCAGCTAATTCATTGTCATTTAACGTCCAAAAGTCAATTTTGCCTTTGCCGATTAGCTTCATCGTGGCTTCGTTCTTGTTTGCCGTTTTGATGATGGGGTCGAGCATATCGCGCAAGTGATCCCACGGCTCTGCTAACTGTTTATGCTCGGGCGCGAAGATTCCAACAGACTTGCCGTTTGCCGCGCCTCTTGCCGCCAACCATTCTAAAAATCGAGTCTTACCCCAACGCCGTCCGCACCTTGTTACGTTTAGACGTTTTTGTTGTTTGAATAGTGCTTCTTGCCCTTCATGCAATATGGGCAAATTAAAACCAATTTCAGTTGTCATTAATTTCTGGGTCAGGTAGCCAATTTCTTACATTGATAGTTACATCGCCGTTTGCGTCATTGTCTGGTCTAGCTGGTTTCCAGTTGTGTTTGTGGGTCAGTAAAAACTGTAACGCTTTTAAATCGCGTTCATCTATTGCTTTTTCATTGGCTACAGTAGATAGCATCATCTCATTCATGGCAGTACCGACTGAAATAGCGTTCGCTACGTTTTCATCTGATTCGCGCAATACGGCAAATGCTTTAGGCATGAAGCCTGAAGCGAGTGCAAGAGAGTCACCTGTAACGCCTTTAAAAGAGGCATCGAAAATTTTACCGAGTTCTTCTTCAGTAGCAACAATTCGATCTACTTTTACTTCAATAGAGAAAAAATTGGCTGGTAGCCCAAATATCTTCATATTCTTTCCTTTTTCCTCGTAAATAAGGTGAATATTAGTGCATTTTTATAAAAAGCACAAATTATGTCAAACAAGATTTACCTAGTGTAAAAGAATGTGTTGCAGTATGAAATTTATAAAAATTTTTTTGGGGTTTTATATTTAGCTTTTTTGCTGTATGCGGGTAGCTTTTTGAGTTTTGCTAACGGAGTTGCGTGGTGGGGGGATATTAATGACCCCCTTTTTCTTTTTTTATAGGCAAAAAAATCCCTATATAAATCAACAACTTAGCATTATAGATAATAATTGAGATAATCGAGATAATCTGCGCCTAGATAATGCAACCAGCACCCAGCAGACTGCCGATTGCGTATAATTAGCGATTATGTAAAACAAGAATCAAGGTTTTAAGGTCATATTGTCATGGTCTTATCAGTGCATTTTAGATAATGCCGGTCGCATGTTGCTGGGTGCGTCCAGAGGCGCGATAAAAATTTACCTGATAGCACCCAGCAACACGCAAACACGCAACCAGCACCAACCAAACACGCAACCCCCAGACACC